GATCTGAAAGATACCAGGAACTTTACCAGCACTAGTGAACTTCTTACCATCGGACTTAACTGCTTGAACAAGATACTCTAGTGAAGTTACACACCCACTAAGATGTCCTGCTTCATATTGTCCACAGGCATTCTCATAGTTTGTACTACTATAACCCCACACTTCAATTCCTTTCTCCATCATACGGCGAGACATACCTTCACCAGTACGACCAAGACCAATCATTCCAACTTTCATAACTTTCCTACAAATTAATTTTTAACCATGGTAATAGTGGTGGGATTATTCCAATGAGTCGAAGAAGACCCTCAGCAAAAAGTGCGAGAACAACCCAACCAACACACATACTAATAATTCCAGCATTACGATTGTGCTTTCGTATTGCATCGTCAATCATCTCCTGTGCTTGTTCTTTGGTTACGTAATTCTTATTCCACATGAACTACGCCAGTCATCCCTGCTCCCTGGTGAGGACCACAGAAGAAGTTATAGTCTCCCACATCAGCAAACACAACGTCTTGTGATTCTCCTGGAGCAAACAGCAATGCTTCTCTAGAAAGATCTGGACGTGCCTCAACAATAATATTGTGAGGAGGTAGTGATTCATTGATGAAGTGAACTGTGTCTCCTGCTGAGATTGTGATCTCATTTGGTGAGAATGCTAGGTTTCCACCAGCACCCATTGATACATCGACTGCCCACACTGGAGCAGCAAAAAATAACACGACCAGAAACGTGATTAAAGCTTTCATTTTGATACAGAATATTGTTCTTTATAAGTATTGAGTTTTTGTATTAAAGCGTTATACTCATCCCACATGTATTCAGAACCTGTCTTCTCTTGATAGAGTTGGCAGGCTTTAACTAAACGTGTGATGTCGCTGTCGTTTAAACGCATTGTCATATTAGAACTCATAATGTAATTATAGATTGTGTGAGTAAAATTGCTCTATTTTAACATACTTTTAATAAGTATGTTAGCAATTCCACGCACGTAGAGACTTATTGATGCGACTGTCTTTATCGTTAGCAGTCTTCTTACTGGTCAGTTTCTTTTTCATGCCCTTCATTCGAGCGCAGAACGATGCGCGACGGGGGTTTCCAACCTTTTTGCTTGGTGCTTTAAGGTCAGATCCTGGATTTTCCTTTTCATAAGATCTTCTTCCCTTTTCATTAAGACCTCCTTCTTTATTTTTGCCTGCTTTTTTAGTCCATGCAGACTCAGAAAGTTCTTTAATTTCTCTGTATGATTTCATGAGAGCAGAGTGTTTTAACTATTTAGTTCACCGTGCATGTTTTGTATTGCATCATATTTTTTCCATAAGTTCATAGCAGCACATACTCTACGACCCATTGTTGGCTTTACACGATGCTCTAAAATACCAGGAAACATTACAATCATTCCTTCTTCTGGATACACATCTAATCTATCTTCAAAACATAATGGAGATGCATGTTCTTCAACTTCGATATAATAAACTGCTGCCCAATCTGTTGGGTAGTGCCCATGTTTTCTTGCATAGTTTCCTTTACTGTATTCTGCAATCCAAAAATTATCCACATACATGGGAACACTTAACTCATGCTGGTAGTAATTTGAAAGTTTTTCTGATACGTCCAAAGAAAAATCAATCAGTTCTTTGACGATAGGTTCGGGACATTCCATATGCATCATGAAACTACTTCTCCAATCTGTTTTTAGATTGGACATTTTAGTTCCGTTGTACTTGTCTCTATGTCTTTTGATATATTCTTTTAGTTCCTGATTAACTCTCTTATGATCAGGAATTTTAGTTGTAAATACAGGACATGGTTTGTCTACTTTCTGGACACTGATTGCTTGCTTCCCTGGATCATCCAGAGAATGACTCACGTTTCTAATATAAGATGGTCGATTCACCTTTTACCTCCTCCCATTTCTTTCAACATTTTCTGTAACTCAGTTGTGCTACCAACAAACATAGCGTTGTTTGTAACAGATGATGGACCTTTCTTTGCTTCAGCGTCAAGATCTTTCATCTTCTTATGCAAGTCCTGTAACTTCTCAGTCATGTCTGCAACGTGCTTCATTGCCGCTACAGCGACTTCATACGCTCTTGGGTGCCCTGACTCCTGAGCGACCTCTAAGGCACCTCTGACCGCCTCCTGACCCTGATCTATGAGTGAGTACAATTCTCCTCTGGTGTATCGGTAATCTTTTTCCCTATCATCCTCATCAACCTTAGGTGGAACAGGTTTACTAGGTTTACTTTTTACAACCTCAACATCAATGTTGAGCATCTCTTCCATGTTATCTTCTAAACTCATAATACTGTAAACCCACTATTGAATCCAAAGTCATCATCTGGAGTAACAAGAACATCATCGTTTGCATCAACTTGTCCATCTTGATTGATATCTGTTTTTGCTTTTGGAGTGTAAGTAAGTTCTGCGGCTCTGCGACTGACTTCTTGATCTCCAACAGTTTCGATGACCTTTGCCTTTCTGATAATATCTGCTTTTCTGTAAGGACCATAGAGATATGTCTTAGCAGAAAATTGCAATGTGTATATAACTAATCTTCTATTGAGAAAACTTTCATCCCATTCGTCTTCTAGATTTACTGAGTTGAGAGTAACAGATACATCTCTCTTCTCATCCATGTCTGGAATCATCTTCAATGTAATATTAAAAGATGGTTGAAAGAAAGGTAGAATCTGTTCTAAGATTTGTAGACCAGTATCTTGGTCTTTTGATAGAATGCCTAGTTCAAAGTTCAGCGTATATGGAACAGGAAGATACTGTACTCTTACCTCGTTACCATTGTCCTCAATAACGTTCTTGTATTTTTGAACAGGACTTGTTTTCCTAGCAGAATCATATGAGATACCAGTCATCTCAAAATAAATTCTAGGCATTGTGATTGCTACCTTCTGTGTGGAAGGGTTTTCAAACAATCTGTATAAGTATTTTTGTTTTGGTCCATACGCCAAAGCAACCTTTTCCGTTTCAATAACCTCATTAGTTTCTGGATCCCTAGTCTTCACATTAATATTATTAAAAAGAGTTCCAAAACCGATTACTGTTCTTCGGATGGTTTCGTTATAAAAGTGGGATCCTAACATCAGAAACTACCTGTAAAATTACCAAATTCACCAAAAGGATTGCCTTCAGTCCAATCAATTAATTCGTCCGCTCCATCTTCAATCGCTTTGTTCTGATCGTAGTTAGAGTTAGAGTTATCAATGGAACTGAACGACCCTAATGTATATAGGGCACCAGAAATAGTGCCTCTTATGAGGTCACCATCACGGAAGTCGCCTGACTTATTCATCAACTCTAGAGTTAGATCACTACCATTCCAACCACCTACTTCACCAATACTATCTGTAGCTAGATCATATAACTTTGCTCTTTGACCACTAGTATCTGTAGGTTCGTAAGCATTTATACAGTATCTGTTGTTAGCAGAATCATAGTAGAAGTGACCCTTAGTTGTAGTTGGTGTAGTTCCGTTGTAGGTATAACGATACCTTAATCTTTGATCTTCAAAGTCCCAGTAAAAATATTTGACCTGAGTTGTAGTAGCAAATATTGGATCAAACGATCCATTGTGATCAACATAGATCTTACCTGATCCATCAGAAGACCATGCTCTATTACCACCCTGATCGTTAAAGTTTCCTGCTACGATATGTTCTCTTGCTTGGAAATCTACAGGGGTTTGTGGTCCATCAATAGTAACTGTAGGTGGTGTTAAATATCCACTACCACTATCTGTAATAGTGATAGCATTAACTGCACCGTTGTAGATAGTCGCTGTACCAGTTGCTTGAGTACCACCTGTAGGTGGTGCTGATAGTGTTACGATAGGAGCAGATCTATATCCAGAACCACCACCAGAAATAGGAATGTTATTTACTGTTCCGTTATCTAAAGTAGTTGTAGCAGTTGCTGTGGATCTTAGATCACTAAGGTTCAATGTAGTCATTACAGAATGATCTAGTTCGATAGCATCAATCTCGTCGATACCAGTATCAAACTCATCATCACCCTGCTCGTAGATCTCAGCGGTAATCTCATAAAAATAGTTTTTACCTAACTGGTAGAATGGTAGCTCTCTTTCAACAAATTTAATTTCGTATGCATTACCAGTTAGGGGATAGTAAATAAGATCCCCTTCATTAGGTCTTTGTGTGATGGTGAGATTTAAAGCAGGAATTAGAGACTGTTCCCATCTTCTTTTAGACAGAATGAACTTAATTTCATCACTGATTCTTACACCAAACTTACTGATAAAATCTACAGGAGATCCAAATCCTTCGACATTAACCAGCAGCATTTCAATCATATAAGATTGATTAAACTCTGAGTAAATAACTTCGCCCAAAGTTTTATCCCTTAGCATAGTTCTAGGGATATAATAAACATCGGTGCCGAACAGTTTGATTTGTTCGTCAACCAAATCTTGTACTAGATTCTGTTCAGTGGTATTACCACCGTGCTGAGGAAAATAAACTTTTTTCATCCGATCATATCAAGCGGTGGTAACTCATATGTACTGGAAGAAGCATCCATCAATGCTTTAATTTCATTTAAAGCATCTTCATATAATTGTCTTCCGTTCATAGACACTCCACCTGGGAGTTGGACACCATTGAATTTGATCAAGTTTTGTCCCCACTGTCTCTTGATTAAAGCAGTAGCATATTTTTTAACAAAAGTATCGTTAAAGACTTCTCCAAACGTGGAAGGATCAAGAGCTCTATAGCAGTCAATAAGTAACCATTGATCTTTAGTAACTCTCATTGGATCAATATCAATATACAAACGATCTTGTCTGCAATTAAATCTATACCCAACCAGTGAACCAGTATTGATAATCATATCAATATTTTCAAAGTGTTGTTTTACCATGTAGTAGTTGACCATATCAACACCACCAAAGGCAAGACCTGTACCCGATGAATATGAAAACAAATCCATCAAATAATATTGGTTGCTCATACCAAACAAACTATTTCTTACAAAGTTTGAACTGATACCATATACCTTACTGATACCAAATACATGCTCTGGAATTTCTAAGTAGTTCTTTCTATTTTCCCATGTTGCTGCGTCAGGTGCGGCAGTGGAAACAGTTTCGTTTTCTGATGTAAACCTTGTTATATCAGCATCAGTAAACTGGTGCTTAAGGTACATTTTTTCGGCACCATTAAAATGCCTCTCTCTAAAATACTGCAACGCATCATCAATTGCGTCATCAATCTGATCATCATCTAGATTAATTTCAAGTACAGGAGCGCCTAACTGCCTTAAGCAGTAGTCTCTCAGTTCTTGTCTGTTGGATGGTTGAGCCACAAAAAAATACCCCTAGTCTCCCAGAGGTATTTAGCTTATTGAGCTTCTACTTCATGTAGGAACCAATGTCTTGCTGCAGCAATTGTATCAAATACACGTTTCTCATCTTGAAATTCACAATACCAAGTGATTCCACCATCTTTTCCTTCAGGAATTTTATCCATCAAAAGTTGGTTATCTGATAGAGTATGCATTGCTTCTAACTCTTTCTCACTATCGGCAGTAAGCATTGCATCAATTACCATGTTGTATTTAAGTGGATCCCACTTTTCCTCAATCTCTTGGATGACTTCATACATTGGAAGTTCTTCGATAGACTTACCATACCCCTCTCTATCGATCTCGATAACCTTTCCTTCTTCCCATCCTGGTTCACCACGGCGAAGAGCTTCGAGTTCTTCACCTACAGCAAAGCGATGCTCAGCATTCATGTCCATCTCAGAGATGTCCAACCCAACAGTTTCCGAACGGTTTTCCGTAATATCACTCATTTTATGCTAGAATAAATAACGACAGTATAACATATTTATCTGTTGCGAGTTGATGAGTTATACTGTATAATGTCTGTATTACCGAATAGAACCCATGAGTATTAAAGCCCTTATCATTGAAGGTGGAGAGACCGTCATTGCTGATGTACAAGAAGTACATGATAAAGAAAAGCAAGAATTTCTTGGTTATAGAGTAACTAATCCATATGTTGCAGAACTTGTATGGGACTCACGACCAGATGCTCCTGTAGATGGAACTGATATTAATGGAAGAGCTCAAGGTGCAGAAGTAAATTTTAGATATTGGGCACCTCTCTCTTCAGCAAGAGAATTTGATTTTGTTAAAGATTATGTTCGTGTTATCTATGATGTTCATGAAGATACTCTCAAACTTTATGCATCAGTAATTGCTCATCAACAAGAGCACTTTGAAAATGCAGTAAGTCCAGAACTATCTAAAACTGTTGTTAGTGTTGCATCTGATGAATCTGTAGCAGACGTTGCAAAAGCTACAAACCAAGCATTTGACTCCTGATGACTGAACTAATTATTGACGAGGGTATTAAAGGAAAGATCCTCCAGACAAATTGGGAAGATATTTGTGGTAGTGTAGTTTCTACACAAGATATTGAAGACTATGGTGATTATGCAATCATTGATGACTTCATCGAAAAAATTGATGCTCTAACAGATGTAGTATCTAGATATCCTTCTGATGCAAGATCAAAAGATATTGAAGCATCACATCTAGAATTTGGTGAGTTTCAAAAAGGATTCAAGTTTCCTGGTATTGAACAACTACTACCATCCGAATATTTTAATCCTCTTTTGTTTGCATGTTACAAATCATTTGTTGAATGTGAATTCATTCCACATGATCTAGACACTAATGTTAGTGAAGAAGGAAAAATTAGATTCATGCAGAAGCTTCCACAAATTTCTGTGGTAAAAGGAACTCTTCTTCATGAAGGTATGATCATTAATAAAAATGGCGAGGCTCCTGGACTTGGTAATTTTGATTATCAAGCAACTTTATTTTTGACTGAACCTCCAGCAAATAGTGGTATTGGACTTTATGATTTAGTTTTTGGTGATACTCGCTGTTCTGGTGTTGAAGATCTGATGGATCTAGAAGATCAAGAGGAACGAAATACGATGGCTAATTGGTTGAATGAAAACGCTACATGCGGTTCTGAAACTGTTGAGTATAAAAACTATGAAGAGAACGATCATTTTCAAATGACTCGATTTATCGAGGCAAAGAAAAATCGTTTGATCTTGCATAAAGGAACTCTTTTTCAACGTTATCAGTATGAAGGAACTGGCGACATGTACATGCTAAGCATCTACATGAATCAACCTCCTAAAGCAAAAGAACTTGAAGGTAATGAAATTGATCAGCAAGAAAACTATTGATATTCCTGAAATCTTTTTAGAAGATTTCAGTACATACTCCACCCATGAAATTATGGATGTTTGTATGATGAATGATATTAAAGATATCGAAATAGATATTGGTAATGTCGAAGGATTGAGATATTTTAAAGCAAAAAACCTTCTTAAAAATCCTCTAGGACTTAGAGAGTTTCTCAAAAAATTTCCAGCAGAAAATAAAGAGAAGAGTTCACTAGAAGGACACTCTTTCAGTGGTAGTAAATCTCCTGGTTTGCAGCAACCCATTGAAAGAGCCTTCCTGGGATTTATGGGTCATCAACTCATCAATCTGTGTAAACAACATAGTTTTTTGAAGTATAAAGAAAACGCAATCAGTTGGAAATACTACACAAACTATTACTATAATGGTATGAGAGCGTGGAATAAAAACTACTTACCTCATGTAGATCCATTCTCTTATGCAGCAAATATCTTTGTTACAGATTCTAGTGAGCATGGAACTTCATTTTTTAAATATGTAGATCCAGTAACAGAAAAATCATACTATAGTATGGGAGATGTTATGTCTTCTAGGCAAGATGTTAGGGAAAGATATACAAAAGGATTAACCGATTGGTATGGTTATGAAGTATCTGATCCAGATCACCCAGTCAATAAGAAAGGAACTGGGGTAATGCAATGCGCTAATGGTGATTCTCCATGGGTTCATTACACAGGAGATGATTTTTACACACGATATCATTTTCTACCATCTGATTTTAATTCACTTTCTATGTACAGAGGTAACAGGTGGCATAGCGCAACTTTTAATGCACAGACTAGTAAGACTGGTAGATACTCTTTGGTTGGTTGTATCCTATGAAAAAGATGGTGTGGGATAGGTCAGAGATCAAGACCTTTGAAGATGTCTTTTCTAGGGAAGACTTCATAGAACTAACAGATTATATGAAACTTCCGAACTGGTCTTACGGTAATATCTCGAATCCTAACTCACCATCTACACCATTCTTTCATAATGATTTGATGGAAGTTCCTTTCTTTACAGATAACCTGTTTGAGAAAGTATGTAAATTAACTGGTAAAGACTGGAATTTAGATAGGTGTTATGCTAATGGTCATGTATTTGGAACACAAGGTGCTCCTCACCAGGATGATTCTTCTGGTGATGGATATACATTCTTAGTTTATTCTAACTTCGTTAACAGTGAAGTTAAAAAATGGAAACCTGAATGGGGAGGTAAGACTATCTTTTATCTAACTCTAGATGAATGTATGTGGGTCTTACCAAAACCAAACAGCGCTACATTTTTTCCTGGTAATATATTTCATCATGCAGAATCTGCAACCCGACATTTTGAAGGATTGAGATTATCTGTAGCATGGAAATTAAAGACAAAATAAAAGGGGTCGTAAGACCCCTTTTTTTATTCAGATAATGCCGCCTGTTGGCGTTGGTTCATCGTCAAGATAAATCCCGACAAGTGCATTTTCTTTTTTATGTTTTTGTGGGCAATTTGCATTCCAGATGTCTGCAAGTTGTCCAACAATATCATCATCAATAACTTGCTTTCTACCAGAACCAGGACCAATACCTGCAGTAGTACCATCTACTTTAGCTTCGTCTCTCAACAAAGCGTGGTAACATGCTTCAGCAGAAGCCATCAATCCCAAGTTTACTTGTGCGTCTTCCTTTGAGACTCCTTCACCATCAAAATCCCATTCAGCACCACATGCAGCAGTAACTGCATTTAGTCTATCTTTTAGATCTTGTCTTGTGTGATTCATCTCTAGGAGTTGAAAACTCCCATCAAAACCTTTTTGTGGTTCAGCCATTTGTTTGTACTCTCCGTTTGTTAATAGATTTTGGAGGAGGGTTGCCCCTCCCCCTTAGTGTGTATAATTTACGCCTGAGACTCAGACCACGTAATACGTGCCGAGATCTGATATGGGTTAGCGCTAGAAACACCACCCGAGTCAACGATGTTAGCAGTTACAGTTAGTAGGTCAGGTCCGTTAGGATAGATGCCGTCACCACCAAGGATCGAGTTACCTAGAGCACTAATTCTAGATAGGTCGAAGGTAGTAGAAGACGTTTGACCGTTACCTGCACCCGCTGCACGGAAGGATAGAATGACTGATCCACCAGATACTGTATCAGATGATGAGTGCTTAACCAACTGACATAGTGAAGGATCATCTACATTCTCAAATGTGTCCGTAGATAGTGATGGGTTCAGAATCAGAGAGATCTCTGTTTCGTGCGTAGTTAGAATACCAACTGAGTCAAGTGCTAGTTGCATTCTGTTGATGATTTCACGTTCACCTAGAGCACCAGTGATAGAAGAGTCAACCGAAGGTGCAAGTCTAATCGAAACCAGAGGAATATTCAAAGGAATCAATACAACTTGGTTAGTTGCTGCAGAACCGATGTTCATGGTTGTTCCACTGGAAACTGCAGGGCTACCTAGAGCACTGTTGATCGCAGAGTAGTAGTTACGTGGGAAGTAACGAGTAGTTCCCTGTAGATACTGAACATAAACATAGTGATAGCTACTATCAGTATAAGTTCTGGTATTAATTGATTTACCAGACTGGAAGTAACCATTAGCAGCACTTGCTTCAAAGATCAGCGTGTTAACCGTTAGTGTACTAGAATCACCAGTTGGGAACGGAATACGGATGAAGTATTCTCTAGACCAGTAAGATCTATACGCTTCGGTGATTGTGCTGTTACTTGCTGTTACTGCAGAAGTACCAGAACTATTGGTATACTTCAGTGAGTTACCAGACGCCGTGAATAGATATGCTTCGTCATCCTGGAACATACCATCCATGATGACTGAAGTACCCCAGTGGAACAGAGTTCCTGTGTAAGTAGGTAGATCACCATTCTCAATCTCATAACGTGCAGGTAGGTTACCAGAACGGAAGTAAGATTCAGTCAGTTTGTTGTTATGCTTAAACTGGTGGAAATACTTAACGTGTCCGTGAGAATCCTTGAATCCGAAGCGGATCTTACCAGCACCATACCAGGAGTAATCCATGTAGCACATCTGGATCTTGGATAGGTCTAGAACATATCCAGACTTACCATTACCATCTCCCTTATCAATGTTCCACTGAGTCTGAGGTACTTTAGTATCTACAGTCTTAGTGATGATAACGTCGGAGTTAGTTACACCTCTATAAGAAGGTTGAATCGTCAACTGAGTGTTGTTGGTTACCTTAACAACCTTGTAGGTCATACCACGGATAACAACGTTATCACCTGGATTCAACTGAGATGTAAAGTTGGTATCTGAACCAACTACGACGTGAGAGTCTTTAGCAACAGCGACTCTACCAGGAACCTGCTGAACAGAAGATCTTCTTACACAGTTTAGTGTATCACCATCAAACTCGAAGAAGAATCCGTTCTGATCATCGAACATACCACAACGGATATCGCAATCAGTCCAAGAAAGAACTGCGAGTGTTGGGAATCCACCACCACTAGTAGCAGTTGGTTCCTCAAGCAAGAGATATGTAAACTTAAAGTCGTCAATAACAGTCTCAACTGGACCTTCGACATTAAACTGAGTAACATCAGTATTGATAACTTTGATCTTCAGTGCAGTTGTTAGCTGGTGTGGCTTGCTAGTTTGTGCAGTAGCGGTAATCTTCTGCTTAAACTCAACCGTACCACCAGCAAATGTAGTCTCAACTGGGTTAGTTAGTTCTACAGTAGTAGCATCGACAATAGACTTGATTCTTGTTTCCTTAACAAGGCAATTTGTTGCTGTACCAGAACCTAGAACAAGTTGACCAACAACCAGACTTGCGGAGCTAGTAATAGTAATATTGCTATTACCAGCAGTACCACTAGCAGTAGTTTCAACTCTTTGAGCACCAGTTGCAACATAGTTAATCTTCAGAATTGGAATCTGAGGAATGAAGTTAATTGCGAGTGAGGTCTGGATACCTTTACCTGACTGATAACGGAAATACTTACGAGTCTGTCTAGAAATTCTAGAGTTAGGTGACTTAGAAGTACCGATTTCCATACCACCGTCAAATGGTCTGTGTAGGAAGAATCCATCAGGTCTTACATAGATGTAAGAAGGAATTAGATAGTTTGTACCAGACTGAGCGAAGGAGAACGCTTGATCGACAAGAAGTAGATCGTCGTCAGTAATAGCAGTAACTCTTCTGGACTCAAGAACACCTGGAGTACCACCAGTTGTATTAACAACCTTGATGATATCACCGATCTTAAAGAATCTCTGGAACGCTGCGTTTGTACCTTCAACTCTTCTAGAACCAGTAGAAACTTCAATCGTACCAGTACCAGTAACTTCACCAGATAGGTTTGCAGAAATAAATTCTTGAATACCCGAAGATACACCAGAAATAGTAATGATGTTTGTATTATCTAAAGCATCTTGCAGTGAAGGTGCAATTTGGAAGTTGTTGTTATCAATTAGAACTGCATAGTAGTCAGTGTTATTAGTCAAACCACCAATATCGGATCCGCCGTTATTGCTGTAGATAATTCTAGTTCCAGTGGAGTAGAAGTGGTTGTTGATGTTAATGCAGTTGTTACCCAAATCAACGTTTGTTGCACTTGCATCAAACTGCTTAACGGTAGGTGCAATTTTGAATGGAATTGTAACTTCAAGTTCATTCTCGGAGATTGCTCTAGTCGTGGTGTAAGAACCATCAACAGTACCAAAGTCTGCAGTAGTATTCTCGAATGCTGTAATTCCGCTACCTTGACCAGTAAACTCAATCTCAGTACCACTACCAGCATTAGCAGATGTTGTTGCTAGTTGGAATCTGTCACCGTCAATAACGATAACATAGTAAGAGTTGCCGTTAACAAAACCACTAGGTACAGAACCTGGAGTTGTTACTTTCAGTAGTTCACCAGTAGAGAATAGGTTGTCCTTAATATAGAAGGAATATCTAGCAGGGTTATTAATAACACCAGTGAAGGTGATATTACCAGTTGCATATCTCAGTCTGATAGGAGAAGCACCAGTGCTTGTCTTAATTCTGAAACGGTTGTCGTCAATTCTATCGATATAGAATGTACCAGAACTATAGTTGTTCTGGTTCATGTTTTGATCATAGAAGTACCTGATAGTACCACCGTCAGCAATAGACAGAGTTACATTCTGGTTGTTGGGGAATCCATGACTCTCTTTATAGAAGGAGTCATTAGTAGAGGTATTTCTCTTAACAAGTGCGATATACTGGTTAGTATAACCATCACTGTTATATGAAGCGAAATAGCGGTCAAGATATGCACCCCATCCTTCCTGATAGTACCAGAAGAACCAGTCGTTACCTCTAACTCTGACGTAGCTAGGGCTAACGTAATCAGTGTAGAAGTTGTCTCTATAGTAATAGGTACTACCTAGGTTACTGCCATAACCCTGTACGGTGTATGCTCTGTCCCACTGGTTAGATTCGCCTTGGTCATTGATATAACGGTTGTTATTATCAGTTAGGAAGTCATAGTTACCATTGAATCTAGAATCAGTTCCGAAAGGAAGAGTCTCATGGTTATATCCATAAGTTCTAGGTCTTGTACCTCTGTTATGATAGTATCTGTTGATAAAATAGTAATCTGCGCTGTTATCGCCCATTTCAGGACGTGTTGTGGAGAAGAATACCGTTCGATCCCATCCAGTACCGCCTAGACCATAGGTGCTGTTAACTGCCTGGAAGTCATGACCAGATTTAGTTCCAGACTGATCCCAATAGAAGGTATAGAAGTATGCGTACCAGTTATACCAGTCTTTCTTCTCTCTACGGATGTTATATACAAGACCAAAGTTATGATCACCGAAAGTCCAAGTACCATCATGTGGGTACGATGCTGCAGGATATGCATCCTCTAGATTAATAGCACCTTGGTTTAGACGCTGAGACTGGTGTAGTTTGATGGTATCATCATCAACTCTCTCAACATAATAAACCTGCATTCTTCTCAAACCACCAATAGGTCTGTTGCCTGGGTTTGGATAGTAGAGTAGTGCGTAGTGGTTTTGTAGTTGGTGACCAGTAATCCTGATAGTGTCGGAACTGTAATCGACATCATCCTCACCAAATCTCTTGGTGTAAGTACATTCGTAATTGTAGTTGAATGTTTTTGTTCTATCTACTACTACGCCAACAGTTGCTGTTGGATCCTCATCAACATATGGTCTTCCATCAGGTGCAGTCGCTGTAGGATTTTGAATTTCAAGAATCTTAGGCGAAACAGTGTTAACAAAGTAGAAGTTGGTGTTGTCTGCGAAACCATGCTCAGAGACAGTAGTTAGATAAACCTTAGAAGTTGCTTTAGTAACAATAGTGAAGGTTTCTCCCATTCCACCATGAGCATCACAATAGTAACTCAAAGGAGATGGAGTAGCTGAATCAATGTAAATTCTTACGTATGCTCCTGCTGTGCCTGGGTTACCGTGTGCATATACAAATGAGGTAAATTCCGAACCACCACCATGAGTACCATCTTGCGTAGCTGATAGTCTGAATGGGTGAGTATTAACACTAGGATCAGAAAGATCAAACGTGTAGATAGACTTTCTAGAAAGTTCTAGAGTAGGTTGCTGTTGAAGATTTCCATCAGATTCAATGAAGTATCTGTTACCACCAGCAGCAACACCACTAGTTCCGTCAAGTGTGTATGTAACGCCTGAACCAATTAGATCAATTGCTTCGCCATTTTGGAAGGTGCCTTGAATATCATAGACATCAATGGTTGCGCCAGAAATCTTACCAATAACACCAGATCCACCAGCAGCACCATTAACAGTTGCACCAAGAAACCATTCATTTTGATCAATTGTTGTTGTTGCTGTTAGGACTGTAATTGCTTTTACAGTAACAGGTAGATTATAGAGATCGGATACAATACCAATCGACTGGTCTAGGGAGATTTGAGAACCTTGGAAGAACTTACCTGGAATAATCGAGGTATAAGTACCTTGCAGTTCTCTGGTAGTTGGTTGGTTTGCCCTTGCCTTATACGTAAAGGTAGTTACAGTTGGAACTGCCTGAATAATATAAGTACCTTCTGCAGTAATTTCTGCAAGACCTGTAACAGTAATGGGAACACCACTTGTTAGGTTATGGTCAAAACTTGTAGTAACAGTAATAAGTTCTGAACCAGCAACTGCTTCTACCTTAGAAATGAAGGGGATGGTAGTATCAGAGGTAGACGCATAGAACGACGGAATGTTGTTGATCGTCTGAATGGTCTCCCATTTAGATGCCTGAGGTCCGTACTCAAAGTCGGTATCAATCAGGTTTTCTGGGTTAGAGACTCTGAACTTAGATACAGCGTCAACAAAAGTTTCCGATGGTTCAAATTTTACCGAATCTTCCTCTTCAAAAATTTGAAGCGCATCCGTATCACTCATTGACGAAGTGTCATGAAGTAGAGTGATTGTAGTTTCATCTGCAACACCATCATAACTGAATGTACCAGTCTTGGTACTATCAGCAAAGTTGTAGATGATAACGTTATCTGTTGTGTTTGTAATCATCAACAGACGGCGCTGGTGGTGATTACCTTTTAGTTTGACCGTTTTTGCCGAAGCATCAAACGTAAAGTCAAAGAGCAAATGTTTTGCCATTTTCTGTTATTCCCCTAGTTTTTGTTTATAGTTACGAATTGTAGTTTTCAAGTCAGTGCTCACATTGATAATAAATCTCTTGTAAAAAGTCTTGGGTTCACCAACCCATAGCAGCCATCATTCCCATTGAGATGGTGATTTGCTCAACCACATAGTCTTGTCTTGCATGAGGAATACCACCAGCTGTGGCTCCATCATGCAACACCAAACTCATTGTGTCGGTATCTACAGTAAGTTCCGCAAGGGCACCAGTAAATGTAGATTGTTGTACTGTAGTACCTCTTCTCAGCTGTACCTGTTTGGTCATGGGTATCCCCTAGAAATTATGCTAGTTTTATTTATAAAAACTGGAGATCTTTAAATTATAGTGACGAATGTGAATCCAACTTCAAACTTGCGATACTCGGTAGTAGCATCACCGTCAAGTGTGATATTACCATTTCCAACGTAAGTAGAATTACCGAATCTGTCTTTGCCGTTTCCACTGAATGTGAATAGAACTGTGCTTTCTGGTTTGTTGGTTGTCTTGGATTCTGCTGTTCCGCCTGCAGTAAATAGTGAACCAGATCCATTGAAGTGTGGAATAAATCTGACTTCTGTTGCACCACCAGAAATTGTATATTGTGCTGTATCTCCAACATATCTTTCGGTGTGCTTCTCTTCTGATGTTCCAGATAGAGTTGCTGAACCTGTTCCTTGATAACCCTTGCGGATAAACGATTCGTTTGCTCCTCCAGAGAATCTTGCGATGAGTGTATCTGCATCTGCAAACGCAACTGCTTCTGCTGCTCCGCCGACTGCGAATAGAGAACCAGAACCAACATGTGTTTGTAGTGTTCTTTCTTCTGTGGATCCAGTAATCGAAATAGATCCAGATCCAACAAAGTCTCTTGTTCTTGTAGTTTGAGCTGTACCAGAGAATGTAAAGAGAACTGTACTTTCTGGTTGATTTGTGGTCTTCGATTCTGCTGCTCCACCAGCAGTAAACATAGAACCAGAACCAACGAAGATTCCAGTAAACCTGGAAACAGATTCGCCAGAGAGTTGAATCTGTAAAGTCTCGTCGTCTGCGAATGTAACTTTCTCGTCGATCGCCTGACCAGAAGCGGTGAGGATAGAACCAGATCCAGAGTATTCGCGCTTGACTGCACTTGTACTTGCTCCAGAGAATGTGAAGAGACCAAATCCATCTGGACTGAAAGTAATCTTCTCTTCTGTAAATACGGTTGCAGCACCACCTTCGAGGAAGTCCATGACTCCCGATCCAGTGTAATGATCCAGTTGTTCTTCGACTGAATCTCCACTGAAGGTGTATTGTGCAGTATCTTCTGGAGGATTGGCGATGAAGGACTCTGTACTGAATCCACCAATTCCATAGAGACCGATTGCTGTCTCGACGATCGTAGCACTCTCCGCTGCACCACTGAATGTGGATATAGATCCAGATCCAATTTTGAAGCGGATGACTCTGATATTTGTTGCTTTACCAGATAGTGTTGCAGTACCAGAACCAACATAAGATTCTGTATGTCTTTCTACCGATGTACCAGCAGCGGTGAAGAGAACTGTGCTTTCTGGTGGGTTGGTTGTGATAGACTCTGAAGAACCAGATGCTGTGAATATAGATCCAGATCCAACAAAGTCTCTTGCTCTAGTAGTATCACCATCACCAGTGAGGTCAATGGAACCACTACCGACCCAGTTAGGAATGAACTTAACGTTAGTTGCTTCACCACTGTAAGTAAACTGAGCAAAGTCACCGATATAACGTTCGGTGTGTTTCTCGGATACTCTTGTACCAGATAGGGTTGTGGATCCAGATCCAACTTCTCCTTTAGGAGTGAAAGATTCTGCCTTGCTTCCACCAAAGACAAGTAGATAAGTGTCTTCTGGGGGATTGAATGTAACTCTTTCTGCACCACCACCAACTGCGAAGAGGTTGCCTCCAACAGAAGGTTGGTAATGAACAGTGAATACAACATCACCGCTGATGGTGATAGTTCCGCCTTCCTCGTCTGCTTGTGCAACTCTCTCGGAGCATGTACCAAGCAATCCAGGATGAGAACCAGAACCAATAAATGGTTTGGTAACTGCTGCTGTACCAATGCTTCCAGCAACTGTAAAGATAACAGTGCTTTCTGGTAGATTTGTGGTCTTGGATTCAGCAGCACCATTTGAGGTGAATAGTGTACCAGTACCAGTCCAATGATACTGTTGGCTAACAGTACCTTCACCTGTAACAGTGTATATCGGAGCGTCTGCAAGATATGCTTCGGTATGTTTCTCGGAAACTCTTGTTCCAGAGAATCCACCATAAGAACCAGATCCGATTTCTGTTGCTGGAGTAAAGGATTCGTCTTTGCTTCCTGAGAACCTGTATAGTCCTGTGGATTCTGGTAGATCGACAGTCTTGCTTTCTGCAACACCACTGAGTAGATTGATAGTACCAGAACCAGGATATCTGACTCTGTAGATAAACTCGACTGCACCACTGAAGGTGTATAGTGTAGTTGGTTCTTCTGCAAAGGTAACTTTCTCGACCAGAGCCTGACCAGAGAATGTAGATAGAGTTCCGCCAGCAAATACTTCTCTGACCGTAGCAGACTCGGATCCAGTTCCAGATGCAGTAAGCAGAATTGTGCTTTCTGGTGGATTGCTGGTCTTCGATTCTGCTGCTCCACTAGCAGAGAATAGTGATCCAGATCCAACGTAACTGACGATGTAGACGAATTCAACTTGACCACTGATCGTGTATAGTCCAGTTGCTTCTTCTGCAACTCCAACTCTTTCGATAAGAGCTTGACCCGAGAAGGTGGATAGAGTTCCAGATCCAATTTCTGTCGCGGGAGTAAAGGATTCTGCTTTGCTTCCACCAACAACGAAGATGACCGTACTTTCTGGTGGGTTGCTGGTCTTGGATTCGGCAGCTCCACTTGCTGTGAATATGGAACCAGATCCGACTTCGGCGTTGCTTTCTCTTTCTGTAGCAGATCCAGATAGAGTATACTGAGCAGCATCTCCAAGGTAACCTTGTGCAACTCTCTCGACTGAAGTACCAGAAAGTGTGATAGGTGTCGCAGTACCGACATAACATTCGGTGTGCTTCTCGATACCAACACCAGATGCGGTAAACAGAACTGTACTTTCTGGTGGATTGCTGGTCTTGGATTCTGCTGCACCGTTTGCTGTAAACAGTGATCCAGATCCAACCCATCTGTCTGCTTGTCTTTCGACTGCAGTACCAGATGTAGTAAATAGACCTGTAAATTCTTCTCTGACCGCAACTGCTTCTGCAGCACCACTAGCAGAGAATAGTGATCCAGATCCAACGTAATCGTTAGTGATTCTGAGTACAGTTGATCCAGATGTAGAGAATAGACCAGTTGCTTCTTCAGCGACTGTAACTTTCTCGATGAGAGACTGTCCAGAGAAAGTGGACAGACTTCCACCAGCAAATACTTCTCTGACTGTAACGGAGTCTGTAACAGTACCAGCTGCAGTAAATATAACTGTGCTTTCTGGTAGATTTGTAGTCTTGGATTCTGACGCGCCACCAAAGAGAGGTAGATTTCCAGAACCAACAAACTTGAATGCAAACCTGTAGGTGTTACCAATGAATGCAGCTGATGTGAATAGAGTATAAGTACCAAATCCATCAACATTTCCGAATCTAGCAAGGCGTTCAACAGCAACACCAGAGAAGGATGCAGAACCAGATCCAATGTATCTTCTTTCAAACGGAGTCTCAGCAACACCACTAATGGTGTAAGTACCATGTGCAGGATCAATTAGATGTTCTAGAGTTCCATCTTCGCCATAATCAACTTCGCCAGTTGTTAGTGGGTTGGATACCTGACCTTGATCTTCGTAGGATGTAACAGGAGCATCGACAGAACCATAATCTTCTGGTGTGAGTATGGTAGGAAGATCTCTGTCGTATACCCAAGTTCTGGATTCTGCAACACCACTGAGTGCATGGAGTGTTCCAGATCCAGCATATGCACGAGATCTGATTGTGTCTGCAACACCACTGATTGCAAAGAGTCCAGTGGTATCGTCTGTTTGAGCGACAACTTCGACAAGTCCACCAGCAGTGAAGAGTGAACCAGCACCAACGTAAGAGGAGTTAGCAACAACAACTGTTGCACCACTGATTGTGTATGTTCCTTCAGCAGGAGTGATGGTGGTATTGAGAATACTGCCGTTGTTTTCTTCGCCTGCAGTAGTTGGTAGAATGATACTACCGTTATCGTCTGCAGTTGTTGTTGCAGCAGAGATGATACCGTTATCAACCTGAGTAAATGGTTGTAGAAGTTCATCGCTATAATCATAAGTTCTAGATTCTGCACAACCATTAAGTGTGAATAGAGATCCAGAACCAACGTAATCAACAACTGCTCTGAATACAGTAGATCCAGATACACTGAAGAGACCAAACGTATCGTCTGTTTGAGCGACAACTTCGACAAGACCGCCAACTGCGAATAGAGAACCACTGGAGAATTCTCTAACAACATTTTTCTCTGTTGCTGCATCACCAAAGGTGTAAGTTCCTGTAGCAGCATTGACGGTAGAAGTATGGATAACTGTACCGTTGTTTTGAACACCTGCAGTGAGTGGATTGGTAACGCTACCATAATCAACGATGGATCCAGTAGCAGTAATGAGACCCTGATCGTCTGTAGTGAATGTGACGACTGTGGTATCGCTGTAATCCCATGTTGCAGATTCTGCAGCACCACCAATAACGGGGAGGGTACCAAAGGAATCCCACTTCCAACAGAATCTATATGTGTTACCAATGCCTGCTTGAGAAGTGGATAGAGTAAAGAGTCCTGTTCCAGTTTCAACAACAGCAACTGCTTCCGCTGCTCCACCGACTGCAAACAATCCACCAGAACCAACCATTGCGAAGGTAGGCTCGTACTTAACATCGCCTGATTGTTCTTGTGTCGCTTCGTCTCCAACCTGAGGAATAAGTCCTGTTTCTGGAGTAACATAATCTGGGTTGACGAATAGCAAGAGGTCGATATCCTCTTGAGTAAGTGGTGCTCTTACGAGACCAAGTTGAATCGTTCCTGTTGTTGCTCTGAGAGTTCTATTGGGTAGCGCAACCAGACCATTGTTTTCTTCGCCAGCAGTTACAGGACTGGATATAGAACCATCATCTGCATATGCTGTAACTGTATCGGTAACAAGACCATGATCTGTAGATGTGTATACAAGAACTGTGTCGTCGTTATAATCAAAGGCGACTTTCTCGACACAACCACCAACACTGAATAGAGATCCAGAACCAACATAATCGTTGGATTTGGAGAATGTAGTTGTACCAAGAAGAGTGAATAGATAAGTCGATTCGTAATCAACAACAGCAACTTCGACTGCACCCGATGCTGTGAATAGTGAACCAGATCCAACAAAGTCTTTCGTTCTTGGAGTCTGAGCGACACCAGTAAGATCGATTGTTCCGTATGGATGTGTTTTAGCAGTGAGAATAACTGTGCCGTTATTCTGTTCACCTGCAGTGAGAGGATCTGTGACGAGACCGTTGTCTTCCAGAACCGTTGTGGTAGCGGAGATAGTACCGTTGTCTTCGGTATTGAATACAACAACAGAAGATAGGTTGTAATCCCAGGTAACTTTCTCGACTCCACCAACAACGGTGAAGAGAGATCCAGAACCAACAAAGTCTCTCGATCTTGTAGGAACTGCTGCACCAACAAAATCGTATAGTGTAGTTGCTTCTTCTGCAAAGGTAACTTTCTCGACCAGAGCCTGACCAGAGAATGTGTTGAGCGTGCCTCCACCAATCTCGCGTGCAATATTCTTCTCTACAGAATCGCCACTTACAACATAAGATCCTGTTAGTGGATATACTGTAGATGTATTGACGACTGTTCCATAACTGAACTCGCCATCGGTTGTTGTCTCAGTGACTGAACCATCATCAAAGAAGTCAGCAATTGTAGATGGTGTACCAGTAACATTGCCGTAGTCGGCAGATGTGAATACAACAATGGAGGATTCATTGTAATCCCATGTTGCAGATTCAGCAGCACCATTAAGAGTGAATATTGAACCACTGCCGATGAAAGGTCTTGTTCTACTGAATGCTGTAGATCCAGATACATTGAATAGACCAATAGTAGATTCAACAACTGCAACTGCTTCGACTGCTCCGCCGACTGCGAATAGAGAACCAGAACCAGTCTGAGCAAATGCAGGTTCATACTTAACATCACCTGATTGTTCTTGTGTTGCTTCATCACCAACCTGAGGAATAATACCTGTCTCAGGAGTAACATAATCTGGGTTGACGAACAGTAGGAGATCAATGTCTTCCTGAGTAAGTGGTGCTCTCCGATATCCATATGTGAATACAGGTCCAGTTCCACCATCGTAAGGTTGAACTGTTTGATTGTATATAATTGTATTGTAATCTTCCTCTCCCGCGCTGAGAGGTTCTGCAACCAGACCATTTGTAAAGTGATCTTTGGAAGGATTTGTGGAAGCAGTAATGCTACCGTAATCATCAGTAGTGAAGACAACATCTGCACCATAATCGAAGGTGACTTTCTCGACTCCACCACCAACAGAGAAGAGAGAACCTGTAACTGGAGGTGCATTCCAGCAGAATCTGTAAGTATTACCAATACCTGCGGCAGAGGTAAAGAGTCTGAAGAGACCTGTAAATTCTTCATCAACACCAACTGCTTCTGCAGCACCAGATGCTGAGAATAGTGAACCACTGCCGATGAAAGGTCTTGCTCTTGCAGTATCACCATCACCAGTAAGGTCAATGAGACCAGTAGCAGCATTAACGGTAGAAGTATGGATAACTGTGCCGTTGTTTTGAACACCCGATGTAAGTTGATTAGTAATACTGCCGTAATCAACGATGGATCCAGTAGCAGTAATGAGACCTTGATCATCAGTGCTAAACGTGACGATAGTAGTATCGTTGTAATCAAAGGCGACTTTCTCGACGCCACCATTGAAGGTGAATAGAGATCCAGATCCTACCCAATCATTAATAACTCGGAATACACTTGATCCAGATACACTGAATAGACCCGTTGATTCTTCGGCAACTCCTGCCTTCTCGATGAGAGCTTGACCAGAGAATGTAGAGATAGATCCAGATCCAACCCATCTGTCTGCTTGTCTTTCGACTGCAAAACCACTAGTTGTAAGAGTTCCTGTAAGAGCATTAACTGTAGAGGTATGAATAACTGTACCGTTATTCTGCTGACCTGCTGTAGTTGGATTAGTGATGCTTCCGTAGTCAACAATAGACCCAGTAGCAGTGATGAGACCTTGATCGTCTGTAGTAAACGTAACGACTGTGGTATCGTTGTAATCAAACGTTGCAGATTCGACTCCACCGTTGAAGGTGAATAGAGATCCAGATCCAACCCAATCAGCAGTTGCTCTAAGTACGCTAGATCCAGATACACTGAATAGACCAGTAGATTCTTCTGCGACTCCTGCTTTCTCGATGAGAGCCTGTCCAGAGAATGTGGAGATAGATCCAGAACCAATGTATCTGTCTGTTTGAGAATCTGTTGCTGAACCACCAGTTGCAAGAGTTCCTGTAGCAGAGTTAACTGTAGAGGTATGAATAACTGTGCCGTTATTTTGGATACCTGCAGTGATTGGATTTGTAATAAATCCGTTGTTAGCAGTTGTTTGAACTGCGTTGGTAATAAGACCGTTGTTTGCAGAAGTAAAGACAACAACTGTACTATCGTTATAATCCCAAGTTGCAGATTCAGCAGCACCGTTGACGGCAAATAGTCCTCCTGTAACTGGAGGTGCATTCCAACAGAATCTATAAGTATTACCAATACCTGCTGCTGATGTGGATAGCTGGAATAGACCAGTGGATTCTTCTGCGACCCCAACAACTTCCGCTGCACCACCAACTGCGAATAGAGAACCAGAACCAATCTGACCAAAGATTGGAATGTATTGAACATCTGCAGATTCTTCCTGAGTTTGTTCAACACCAACAACAGGAACAAGTCCCGTCTCAGGAGTAACATAATCTGGGTTGATGAATAGTTTTTCGTCGATCTCTGCTTGAGTCCAAGATGGTCTTCTGAGAGAGAAGGTGACTCCACCTGTAGTACCTTCTACAGTTTGACTGTAGATGATATTTCCTAGATTTTCTATTCCTGCTGTTAGTGGATCTGTAATAGATCCATTGTCTTCTGTTGCTGTAACTGCACTGTTAACAAGACCATTATCAACAGGTGTAGCATAAGTAACAATGGATGATAGGTTGTAGTCAAAGGCGACTCTCTCAACTCCTCCGCCCATGGAGAAGAGAGATCCATTAAAGACTTCACTGAATATAGATTTCTCAACACCAGTACCAGATATGGTAGTAAGAAGTGTACTATCAGGATCATCGAATGTTGCTGCTTCGACTGCACCACTAAACGCGAATAGAGAACCACCAAAGACTTCTCTAACAATATTTTTCTCGGTAGATGTACTGCCGAATGTGTAAGTTCCAGTAACAGCGTTGACGGTAGAAGTATGAATAACTGTACCGTGATTAGCAATACCCGATGTAAGTGGGTTAGTGATGCTACCGTGGTCAACGATAGATCCGCTAGCAGTAATGAGACCTTGATCGTCTGTAGTGAATGTGACGACAGTTGTCTCGTTATAATCCCAAGTTGCAGACTCTGCACAACCATTAAGTGTGAATAGAGATCCAGAACCAACCCAATCATTAGTAACTCGGAATACACTCGATCCAGATGTAGAGAATAGACCAGTGGATTCTTCTGCAACTCCTGCAATTTCAACAGCTCCACCAACTGCGAATAGAGAACCACCAAAGACTTCTCTAACAATATTTTTCTCTGTCGCTGTATCACCAAAGGTGTAAGATCCTGTAGCAGCATTAACTGTCGAGGTATGAATAACTGTGCCGTTATTTTGGATACCTGATGTAAGTGGATTGGTAACGCTACCATGATCAACGATAGATCCACTAGCAGTAATCAGACCCTGATCGTCAGTAGTAAACGTAACAACTGTAGTGTCGTTATAGTCAAACGTTGCAGATTCTGAACAACCATTTAGAGTGAACAGAGATCCAGAAGCAACGTAATCTGTTACTGCACTGAATGTTGTAGATCCAGATACACTGAATAGACCAACAGTAGATTCCGCAACAACAGATACTTCTGCTGCTCCACCGACTGCAAACAATCCACCAGATCCAGTCTGTCCAAAGATTGGAATATATGAAACATTTCCAGATTCTTCTTGTGTCTGCTCAGCACCAACAACAGGAACGAGACCTGTCTCAGGAGTAACATATCCTGAGTTGATGAATAGTTTTTCATCAATTTGTTCCTGTGTCCAAAGGGATCTGGTAAGACTCCAAGTGAGTCCACCAGTAGTACCATATACATCTTGAGTGAATACAATATGGTCAAAGTCAACAGCACCCTGAGGAATACCTTCGGTTGTAGAACCAGAGTCCTCATTTGTAGAAGCAGAATTTGTAACGAGATCTCTATCTTCAGTCGTGAAGAGATTGATAGAAGATAGATTGTAATCAAAGGTTGCTCTCTCAACTCCACCACCAACAGTGAATAGAGAACCAGAGAACACTTCGCGGAAGATAGACTTCTCAACACCAGCACCAGAGAAGGATGCTAGAGCAGTATCTTCTGGCGGGTTAGATCCAACTGCTTCTGCGACACCACTAGCAGAGAATAGTGATCCAGATGCAATGAAAGGTCTAACACGAGCATATGTGTTAAACTCAGCGCCAGGACCGTTAGTAAGCGTTGCAGTTCCGAATGGAGTTGCTGGTCCAAGATGATTAATGTAGTACCAGTTCTCTTCTCCACCTGACTGGATCTCGGTAATAAGACCGATATCTTCGGTTGAAGTTGTAGTGAACCCTGCACCATAATCTTCTGTAGAGTATGGTAGAGTAGAAGAAATATTGTAGTGGAATGTCGCCGCTTCGACAAGACCGCCAAATCCAAATAGAGATCCAGATCCTGTCCAATGATCTAACTTAAGAACAGGGAAGGCATTGCCTCCGTAACTGTATAGAGTTGTAAATTCTGGTAGATCGACAGTCTTGCTCTCTGCTGCTCCACTGAATGCAAACAGAGAACCAGAACCTGCTTGTCCAAATGTTGGTTTGTATCTCTCAGATACTTCACCACGGAATCCAACTATGGTTCCAGTTCCAACCCACTCATATCTGTTGATGGGTAGATCAGCAACTCCAGTAGCGAGAGTTCTAGTCTGATAACGTAGACCAGTTTCTTTACGTTCGCCTAAAGTAAACTTACCTCTAGCTGCTTCTACTGTTTGTGTATCATGAACAGTTCTGCGTCTCTGTCCAAATACTATAGAACCGTAGTCGTCCTCTCCCTCGCTGAGAGGTTCTGAAATTTCTCCGTTATCTGGGGTTGGGAAGTATGGATCTTGACCAAGAATAAATCTTTGATTCTGTAGATAACCCTCATGTAGAGGTTCTAACGTTCCGTAGTTATCATCAGATAGTAGTAGATCAGAATCAATACTGTAATCTACAATATGCTTATCAACACCAGAACCTGATAGTGTAGTGCTACCAGATCCAATCCAGTCAAAACTTGCTCTGAATACACTCGATCCAGATGTAGAGAATAGTGCTATATCTTCTACTGGTTGTGCGACCGTTGCTTCAGCAACTCCACTAGCACTGAATAGTGATCCACTAGCAGTATATATTCTAGATTGAGCATAGGTATTACCCTGTGCATTTGGACCATTTGTGAGTGGTAGTATACCAGACGCACCTCTTACATTAGTTGTGTTGTAAGTGAATCCGAAATCATCTATTCCTTGATCGAGAGGATCAATGATAAGTCCATATACATCAAAAGAGGACGTTGTAGCAAATCCTGCTCCAAAGTCCTCTGTATTGAATGGGACGAACAGAGTATCGCTGTAATGACCAGCAACTCTCTCCTCCTTAGTACCAGCAACGGTAAGTCCACCAGAACCGACCCAGAACGCAGAACTGCGCTCCATACCACCGCCCATCTCAAATAGAGTTCCTGAACCAACCCAGATACGCTTGAGAGACGGCGCAGAGGCACCATACGCGCTTATATTACCTGATCCGATATAAGTTGTCCTAGCGAACGCTTCGTTCGTTGTAGAGGACATAGACGCTACAGCGCCCATAGGTGTAATTGTTTCGTTTGCAATTTCTCCTCTATCGCCATCTATGTCGCTTTCTGCTAATAGAGGAGTTGCTGCTAAAGTATTTGTTGGTGATTCTGTAAGGTCTCCGTAATCTACGGTAACTGGAGACGCAGAAATTTGACCTAAATTTTCTGTTTCAAAATATAGGTCTAAATCGTTATTCGTATCAGCGTATACGTAGTTCGCCATACAGTATCAAAAAAATAGGGGGACCATAAAGAAGTCCCCCAAGCGATTTATGATATAAAGTAGAGTCAGATATCAGTCGAGGCTGATGTTCAAGGTAACTTTGATTTGGTCACCGTTGTTCTGAATCGGGTATGGACCATTGGTGAATCTTTCAGCGAACATGATGCTGCTATAAAGAGTCAGGTTACCAGTGCCGTTAAGCGCGGGTGTGGTCTCAAATGTTGATCCTGAAGGAACATCGAAGATTGTGTAGGTGTTCTCTGTAGATGTGGTGTTAGAAGTACCACGAGCGATGTAGATAACGTCGCCTTTCTGTAGACCGTGTGCAGAGGTTGTAGTAACTGTGGTGTAATTCAGGTTGATCGTAGGATCGGTTGCTGACTGAATGTTATCAGTTAGAAGAACTGCTACGTTAGATGCATCACAGAGGTAGATTCTGCGAGTTGCGCGGTCGATACCACCAACAAACACACCAGATGCTGCAAGTGCTGCAGTTGTTGCTGCACTGACTTCCATACCAAGCGTAACATTATCCATGATGGATGCAGTGTTAGGCAGGGTGATGTAATCTTGTCCAATAACGCCAATACATGGAGAACCAGAACTACCTTTGTTGATAGTAGCGGCAGCAGCACCAGAAGCAGCATCAACAACGCCATGAATTAGGATAGGCATGTTGTTTGCTCTTACAATGTAATAACCGTAGATATTACCAGCAGCACCAGAGAAGGTAAATGTCTGCTCAGGATAAGTAGCAGTGGTTACAACGTTTGCAGAGGAGTCTTGGTTGATTTTCCAGCGAGCACCGTTTAGAAGAATACCATACGCATCTGTATAATCGTAGCGAGCTTCGGTACGATTGTTTGTTGCGACATCATATCCTGTGGTAGATGCAGTACCATATGTGTTAGTGTTACCATTGGCATATGGTTCGTAATATGCTGTGGCGGAAGGTACATCGCCTTCAGCGGGGGTAGTGTCGCTGCTGTACAGCTTAAGAATTAGATCTCTAGGAGCATTGTCCTCGCGATCTAGAACATGATTGTTGTTATTGATTAGATAACGAAGCGACTCAAGTTCGCCAATATTAGGTACTAGCAGTGCCATTTAACTTAACTCCAAAATTGTTGTGTGCTTGCTTACGTTTATTTATAAATCTTTCAACCGTAAATTATTTATCATAACAAGACTTTCAAGCCAAGCATGAATCGTCTAATGCTTGTTACGCCTTGTACTTCAAATCTGAGAATATCCCCTGCAACCAGAGTCTTATCCCATACGGTTAAATTATCGTTGTTTCCCTTTATAGTTCCGCTCGCGATAGTAGGATAGTCCGTACTAACAATTGAAGCAAATCCACTTGGATAATCATTATAACTGCACTTCTCAATATCTAATCTGAGAAATCCATTTACATCACCAACGATGGTCCATGTATCAATTTGTCCTGTAACATCTAAGGTTAGTTCACCTTTGATTCCAGCAGTCATATCTTGAGATCCACTACTATGAACGAAATTAATTGTCCTAGTTAGATCTGCAGTTGTTGCCAAAGCAACAACGAAAACTTTATCTCCTACAGAAGGAGGGGTAGTAAAAGCAATTTGACTATTGCTGACTGAGTAATCAACACCTGGGTGTTGTACTAAACCATTCACAGAAACAATAATTTGACTAGAGTCAGTTGGAACGTATATCTCGTTGTTATTTGTTAAATTAAATACAGTTTGAGAATTGTTGAACTGACTAGTAAAGTCATCCAGAACAATGTTGTTATTCTGGAGATATTTTGCAGGTATATCATAAGTAACTCCAACCGCATACTTTTTCTGCGCTGGAGTAATTACATTGTAATTGGAATTCTGTACGCTAACGTTGTACGTAGGCATCAGGATACTCCTGGTGTTACTTCAATTATACCTTCAATAACTCTTGATTTAGTTCCTGACGGAGCAGTCAAAAGAATATCATAGACATATCTTCGGGCTTCTAGTCCTGCTGTTACTGTGTTTGTTAATGAGATTGATAAAGCACCATTATATCTATCTGGGTAACCAACAACAAAGTCGGTTGCAGTAGATGCTGAATAACTTCTTCTCAACTTAGCAACAGCAGTATATCCAGTCAGATTTAGCGGGGTAGTGTTTACTTCGTTCTGAATATTGAACGTCGCAGAGAAATCTGTACCCTTCTCACAAATCAAATTAATTGGTATTGCCGCCATCAGACTAAAAGAAAACCCCTCACTATTTAGCGAGGGGGATATTGTTTAAGTTTTTCTTGCAGGTAATCTACTCTGCAGATACTTCTACTTCAGCAGTAGATTCTTCTGCTGGGTGTTCGTGATTACCATTTTGCTCATCTAGTAGTCCCAGAGTTTCTAGACCACCTTGCAGTTTGGTGCGGTACTCTTGGAGTCGTACTAGTTCTTCTCGTACTTTTGCGACTTTTTGATCAGCGTCTTTTAGTTGAGCTTCAAATTCGCCACGAAGTTTTTCAGTGTGATTGCAGGACATAATTATTCATGAATTGTCTGACCTATTTATTATAGCATGTAGTATCGACTTTAGTTCGGTTATTTCGTCCTTTAAGTTCTTAAGCTCATTATCTTGTAATGATTGCCTCAACCTTGCTGTTTTAACCTGCTCAAATGTTTTGGTATCCTTATTGATGATAGCACCAGTAGACGGATCTCTAAACAGTCCGTCCTCTCCTTCTACTTTATACATTAGAATGATGCTACCGCTCTCATATCTTGCACTTTAGGTGCATATGACGGATTATCAGATTCCATAATAATTTTTACTGCAAATGATGTAAATTCTGGTAGATTATCTACACTGAATGGTAGTTCTTGATAAGAATCTTGTTTTTCAAAGAGACCAGAGATTTCATTCTCTGCGGATGCTTCAATACTAATATCTGGAGTACCAGTTTCATTGAAGAATGCCCATTCGATATCATCGAAATTTTGCTCACTTGAAGATTCTTTAATCTTATAAAGAACTTTGATGTTTGAAATTTCTCTGATATTTGCTGTTAGTTTAACATCAATAGTTGTTCCTGGGTTATCTAAAGAAATTTCTTTAGTTACATACTTGGAAACACCAGATGTATTCTTGGATCTGTTTTCAGGTACAAATTCAATACCAGAGGTATATCCAACTTTTCTAACAATCCACCAATCATTTGTATTTGCTGGTTGATTTACATACTGAACAGCATCCCCAACACGGAAGACATCTGATGCTTGATTTGTAGGTTGTGTATTTCTAGTGAATGCAGAACCAGCAGTTACGGAAGATGCGAAATCTCCATTAATTGCTTCCTTATCATTAAACACTTGTAGGACTTGTGACTGGGAGTCCCAATCAATGATACTACCACTAATTTTATCAAGATACAATTCATCGTCAGCAACAGAAGAATTCTGTGAGGTATTGTATGCGTTGAGTGTAGTATTGATGCTGAATGCTGGTTTAATTTCAGCTGCTCCAGTATTTGTAATAGTAACACCAGTTAGAGTTGTTTGAGTGGAGAAAGTCAATGCTTCAGATGCTTTGAACTGTCCGTTATTTCTCAACTGTACAGTCAGAGTATTGGTCGAAGTATCCCATGCTAGAACCTTACCACTACCACCTTTTAGACCAGCAACTTCAGAAGTGTTGGTATTTGTGGTAGAGTCAACTGTCTGACCTACAGTAATATCAGTACCACTGTTACCAGTAATAGCAAACTGATAGATCTTAAAGAATTCCAAGAGTTGGTTTTGTCTACCATATCTTCTCTCAGATCCTTTAGCAGATTCAATTCTATTACTAATAGTCTTGATAGAACTTGTTCTTAAATCAATAACAGGAGAAAGGTTACTTACTTCTGAAGATAGATCTAGTTTGTAAACCAGTGAATTAGATACACCGTTATACAATTCATTTACACGGGATGCAACTACTTTCTGATTGATGAAGTAATGCTCTTGCTTAATGAAAGTCTTTTCATATCCAGTCTGTGAATATGAAACATAGTTTACGGGTCCATTATCGATTGGAATAATGTTAGTTGTTTTAACAGAAGAATCAATTTTGGTTTCCTTGAATGAAAGATACCCGATATCAGCATATAGTTTTTCAAACTTTCTATTAGTAGAGATCAAACCAGCACTACCACCAGAAACATCGTTAGAACTTGCTTCTGTAGGTGATATGATATTGAAACTATCAATACCAACATTTTCTACTTGGAACAAGTTAGTATTGATTGTAGATGATGCAACACCACCTGTAGATCCTACACCTTTGAAGAATACGTAAGACTTACCACCTTCTTCAAATCCATGATCTCTGTGATTAACACGTACATACTTGTTATTACCTCTGAATTTTTTCAGTGTAGCACTACTAAATGCCTCACTACTTGTAGAGATAGGATCAAGTTCCATGGTCTCGAAACCAAGTTGTTTGTTAGTTAGAAGTACACTAGCATCTCTACTTGTATCAAACTCTGCTCTCATTAGAGTAAACTTGATATCTTCTCTGAGATCTTCGGTCCAACTTTCTACGTTTTGAGATCTGAATACAGATCCAAGACCAGAGATGGGAGTAACAGTACCAGAACCAGAGGAAGCACCAACTTCAGATGCCCAAACTTCATACTCGGTAGAATCAGTTTCTACAACAAATGCATACTCAGATTCATTTTGTAGATATACTGGATATTCAAACTTAAATAATGTTCCTACACTTCCTTGTATATCAGTTTCAAGGTTTGTAGCAACACCCATAGACACTCCTGGACTATCCATATCAATAACACTCTGGATAGAAGCACCTGCATTTCCTGCACCAGTACCATTAATTACGATAGATGGTGGACTTGTATATCCAGAACCAGAGATCGATACTTCTGAATTATAGATCTTACCACCAGAAACACCTAGACTACCAGTAGAAGTTGTTCCTCCAGGCAATTGAGGACTCTCGATGACCATTGAAGCGGTGTCGTAATTAGTTCCTGTAGTCAATACTTTGAGGTCAACCAACTTACCAGAATCTTTAGCAATGGTCAGAGTAATGTTAGTATTGTTTGTATTATTTGCTAGAGTTAGTGATGGTACAGTTAGTACCTCTCCAGCCGTAAATACCTCACCATTGTTATTAGAAAGAATTAGAGTATAAACTTGATCAGCAGAAAGAGGAATCTTATCTGCAGTTCCTGGTAGTACCTCAGTACCAGTTCTATCAAAGATCTTAAATACAGGACCAGATGCACCAGATGTAGATCCAGCAACAGATTCTCCAATCTCTACAGATGCATCCTGAGAGATGAATACTTTTAGTTTTGTTTCTGGAGCGATAGTAGATTCAGTACCAGGAACAATTGATTTGCCTGGTTTTGCACTAGCAGTATTTGTTAGATATGTTCTAACTGGAACTTTTAGATCTTTTTTGTTAAAGAAGAGTTTTATACCAGTTACAAAACATCCACCATCCAAGTTCTCTACTTTGAATGTTTGTGTTAGTGGAGAAGGTTTCTTAGTTGCTCCAGTGTCTGTATCGACAATCTGTCTTCCTTCATTGGTTTTGAGATTTGCAGGGAGAGTAGAAGTAATTGTAGATGTATTTCTAGGAAGGACTCCCGTTGGATAGTATTTGACTTCGGTAAATGTTTCGACATTTTCCTTTGATGTATCAGTTGCACTAGATGTAAATCTAATGGTCTTCTCACCGACAGTGAATTGCAGTTGCTCTGCATTAGTGTCGTACTGTGTATTATAGATATAATTATTCCAAGTGCTACCCTGAATAGGAGGATATCCGTTTGGAATTAGAATCAGTCCACTAGCATTACCAGCATCATCTGTTGTAATACTAGAACCAAACGTAGATAGGGAATTACCTGCAACTCCACTGTATCTAAGATCAGGATTTGTCCATCTAGAAATATCTCTTCCTTCTAGGAATGGGTAGATCTTAGTATTGGGTTTCATTCTGCGAACAGTGAATCTGATCGCTTTAGATCTAGCAAACTGTTGTAGTGAACTAGCGATAGAAGATTCGCCAACAACTTTTGTTTGTAGACCTTTACCAGTCTCATTATTCTGAGGACTAATATTAGAAGAACTTCCAGTATTAGCAATCTGTACAGAAGATGTAACTGCGTCTGAGTTGATCTCAGATAGAGAATTGATATTAAAGAAGTTTTGATCAGATCCTACCCAGTTTACAGCATAAGAATTGTAGATGCTAGAATACGCTTCTCTTACATTATCCTTCGCTAGGAAAATAGTATAGAGTTGTGTATTGTTATCTGTAATTAGAGGAGCGTCAGTATTCTCATACCAAGAATCAACAGGTGCATCTAGAGATGCATCACCGACATATTGCAGAACAACAAACGGATTTGGGTTAATTTTTTTAGTTGCGAATGGGTTCTCAAGAAGAGTTAGTTCTTCATATGGTAGAGTTAGAATATCACCATTTCTAACATAACCTGCTACAACTCTTTCATCTTCTTTAGTGTTGACTTCTTGCAAGTCAATACTGTCTTCTCTAGATTGCGATCTCAATACAGATTGCTTGGTATCAATAGCACACTTATAATCAATAGCGCTAACTCTACCGACTTTGTGAGTTTCAAAGTTATCTACTACAAAACCACTCTTAAATCTTTCAAATCCACCAGCATCTTTAATTTGCATGTTTAGTGCTTGCTGTTCCAAGACACTGAGTAAAGTATAATACTCTAGTCTTTCTACACGTTTTTCTAGTTTGCCGATATCACGCATCGTATAGCGCTTGTTATCAACAGGAATTGTGCGAACGTCTTTACTAGATGTTGTGAAAGCGGGAACATATAGATATGCGAGTGCAATTGCATCATCTACTAGTTCTGGTTTGGACGGGTTGAGTGAAGAATTACCTTCTTTGATTAGAAACTCACCTTTCTTATTCAAGAAGAGACCATCAATTCTATCCAGATACTGACTCTGATAGAAAGAAATTGTAAATGGTAAATTAGAATCTGATGCAGGACATGCCGATACAACACCACCTTCTCCAGTAAATTCATTAAAGATGTTTCTTGCGAAGTTGGATTGATCTTGGAAACCAGTAATTGTCGCTGCGGTATCAACTTTTGGTCTGAAATCAATAACATCTCTAAGGTTTGTTACGCCATATACGGAAGAATTGAATGTTGGAATCTCATCTGCAGAAACACCTGCTTCATGGATATAAGAATCAACAACACAAAAGTCTCCAGAAGAATGATCAAAATAATCAAATGCGATTAGAATCTGACCTGTTGGATTGTTGAATCCAGGTTTTAGAACAATTCTAGAAACGTCATAGAAATTATCTCTTTGACCATCGTCAAATGTATATCTGTTAGTAACATCAGTACCACTAATCAATTTACCAGCACTATCAATCTCAGGAGGTGTAGTAGTAGAACCTTCATAAATGTAATTTAGTTTGATTACATCAGAATAAGAGATTGTATTAATTTCTGCTGCATCCTGATCTTGTCCTCTGATGGGAATAACTCTATCACCAGAAGGAGTAATAACAACTTTTTTGTTTCTGATAATTGTCTTTAGTCTGGGACGTGCCTTAGAAACTTCTAGAGTTGCAGTTAGTTTTAGTTTTGGATATGTAGATCCACCAGAAAGTGTACCGAAATATGAGGACGGTAGAGTAACTGTCACACTACCTGCGGTTAGACCAGTAGATGTATCTGTAGAAGATGCTACAGCAACAGTAGATGCTGGGACATATACAACATCTCCAGTTTCGATGGATGTTGCATTACCTTTGTCTAGTACGCTGAGTAGGAAGTTCTCTTCACTGAAAGATACAAACTTTTGAGTACCAAATTCAAGTTGTGC